CAAGACCTCGTAGTCCAGATAATTCTATTGTATAAGTTAAATTGCTTGAATGAAATACAGCTACTCCTGTATTATAAAAAGATAATTGTTGAGGATATATCTCATTGTGCTTAATGTTAACTAATTGTAAAAATGTATTTGGACTATATCTTTGAGAGAGATTATTTGTTGTATTAGCGTGATCAAATAATTTATTTACTTTTTTAGCTACACTGTTTATATAGTAAAGATCATTAGAAATATATTTTTTAATTAAATCTCGCTCAATAATAAATTTCAAATTATTAAGAGTCTTTTCTTCACTTCTGAAATATCTAGTTGGTAGTCTATCATAATTTGAAAACGGTTGATTTATACCGACTATGCTATTAGGAGCGGTAATATTATTTATTTTTACTTTTAACGCTTTACCGCCTTTATTAACAGTTAACACTTGACTAATATTAGGCACTTCGTCTAAGACTCTTTGCGGAATATTTAAAACAAGATTTTTATCTACTTTATGATAATTATATACAAAATCATCTGATGCATATGTATTCAAATTAATAGTAAGATTATTTGCTATTTTCGGTAAGTTAATATTACTAAAAATAGTATCAGTATTTTCATTAACAAATTCATTATCATTAAGCAGCCGTATAATAAAATTTTTAAGATAATTTGTTATTCCGGTTTTTGAAGATTTGAGTTTATTTTTTATTTTAGTAAATTTAAGTTCTTCTCTTAAACTACGGACATGTTTTAATTGATCTTTTATTATTACAGAATAATAATGTACTGCTAATTCTAATTCATAAATGTTACTAGTACTAATTCGATCAAGAAATCTTACTATATTATTATCTATTGTGCTAAGATTTATATTTCTTAGGAACTGTGTATATATATCTTTTACATATCTATCTTTTTTTGTTTGTTTTTCTAATTTTTCCTTTTTCCATTCAGTAAGATAATTATTATATAGTATAGGTAATTCAGATGCATTAAAGGAATCTTCATAATGTGTTTTCCATTCTTTATATGATAACGGATTATGTGTATGTTGTGATATCATTATAATTGTAGTCCTTTTCTAATTTGATAATCTAAATTTTTAAATACTATACCTCCTACAGGATCCCAATTTGCACTAAGAGAGGAAGATGATCTTGTAATAGTATTGTAATTGTTATTATAGTCTATAATATTATTTTGTATGTTTTCAGCAGATATAATATTATATGTTGTATATGGATAAAATTCATAAAATAAATTTAACCCGGATGCACCACTAATAGTTGTATCTAACGGCCAGCCCCAGTTACTATAGACATTATATTTATTAAGAGAGTATGTAGTTGATACTCCTGAAGAAGAGCCATCTACTCTTATAGTTGGAACCTTTTGTGGGTTAATTAAAATGAACTCATTATTAAATTTTTGTCGGGCGACAAATTTAGTACCTGCTGTAACTGTGTATGTAGCTGGGTCAATTAGGGTATCAAGATCAATATTTCTACTTGCAGCTGATGAAGTATAAAATTGTGTATCAAAACTTGTATCATACCTTTCATAGTCTCCTAGTAGCTTAGAAATTTTTATACTAAATAAGTCATATAATCTTTTTAATTCTGGAGGCGCTTCTGGGAGCTGTATATCTATATCTTCATTAAAAAATTGATGAAAGGATTCTAGTGTTTTAATTTTACAAAAATCAACATCACTATTATTCATAGTAAAGTTTGCAATTTTTTCAAATATTGTCTTACCGAATGTTGTTGGACTTGAGCTCGCTTGACCTACGAATGATGTAAATATACCATCGAAAAGCTTATCATATTCATGCTGTAAAGTTTGAAATCTATAGCTTTTTAGTATTTCTGAATAATCTGTATCTTCATTAATTTTATAAATTTCGACATCATTAGTAGAAGGAAGTACGGTAAAGGTATAAGAGCCCATAATTAACGCGTTGCCTCCCGTAGCTGTGGATTCAGGAACTCCTAGCGTTACTGGGCCAAGTGGGCCGTTTGGATCATAATCTATAGTTTTCCCCAATGCGCTGAGACCAGCAGTTTTGGCTGCAAATGAATCTAATCTTCCTGTTATACCTAATGTCCACGTACCAGCACTAACTGGATTAATATTTAAATATGCAAAACTACTTAAAGCTGTTTCCGATCCATCAAAAGGAAAATACTCTGTACATAGACTGCTAATGTTAGTAGTAGTAGTAGTCGTTCCGTCTGTCCATTCATAAGCAAATTGTCTATCTTGTGCTGGGTTTCCTGCACCAGCTTGCACGTAAAATGTATTATAATATTTTCCTATGTTTAGTTTATCATCTGCAAGTGCTACAAATACTTGAAATTTATCACCTTGGCGCTTGTATTCTATGCTAGACATTTGTTTCATCCCAGTGGATGTAAACGATAAACGACTTGTAAATGGTTTTATTATTTTAACGGGTATACCAATACTAGTTCCTACATTTTTATTAATAGTAGATTTATCCTTAACTACTGGGCGCGCGATATCTGTTTCTAAAAAGTTTCGATTACTGTTATTAATATTTGTATCAATATCATCAACATAAAAATTCTTTATTCTATGTTGACTGGTATCTAGTCGTATTAATAAATTTACTGCAGTACTTGGTATATCATCGTAATACTTAAATATTATAGGTCGGCGAACTGTAGGTACGGTGCTACTCATATATTCATCCGTACTTGAATATAAAAGTTTAGCAGAAGTTTTTATACTATCCTTTTTTGTGCATTCTACTAATACTGAAGATCCGTTTATATAAAAATAGTGCGGATATAAAATTGATTTTAATCCGAAAACATTATTAACAGGAGTATTGTATATATCATAAAAAGCATTATATGGTACTATATGTCCATATTTATTATTAAAGTCATATGGTTTTGCTATACTACCACTCGAGGTAAAAAAGAATGTTTGAGGTTCATCCGGATCTGGAATGTCTTGCCACGCAGCCGTCGTTTCCATGTTAAATGTTTTGAGTTCTCCTGCCGTTACCTTTCTTGCATTTATACCATCTTGTTCTGTTATGTTTTTCGTTTCTATAGCTATGCTTGTATTTGCATAATTATATATTGATATTGTTTCTGTAAACGTTGATTTATATGCATTACTATCTTTATCATATAAAAATATTGAAACTGTATAAATACCAGGTACATTATAAATATGTGTCGCGGTAAATGCGTCGGCTCCACTCAATGTGTAACCATCACCAAAGTCCCATTTTGCTAGACGATTAGATACTCCTTTCGGGAATAAATTTTCAATAGATCCTTCACCAGTTGCTGCAGAGATCTCCGGCGTTAATGTAAATTTTGATATACGAGTAAATCCTGCATGAGTAGTAGCTGCTGGATGCCCATCTACACTATCTGGAGTAGTACCAGAAGTATTAACAGTAATTGTAAATGGTACTGGTAAAATAGTAGGGCAATTAAGATTAGTTGTTGATGTACTCATTAATATTCTATTACAGCTTTACTCTTCAAAACACTTGTAACTTTAATTTTATTTTTAAGCGCTGCTTCATTTTTTATGTATAGTATTTGATATGGTTTCAATTTTAATATTGAATCAATAAATTTTATATCTTTCCCGTTATATATAGGATTATAAATACATAATGATAATCCTGGTATAGAAATATCTGAATCTGTTCTGACTGTCGAAAAATCGATTATACCTGGAATACTTTCAATATCATTATTTAAATCTCTTACATTTATTACTCCACCTAATCTTAGTTTTTTAATATATGTAGATATAATATCAAATACCTTTGATTTTAAATTGGCTTCATTTATTAATGACCGGGATTCTCTACGTATATGTAGCTGAGTAGTATCTTTATATCCAACCTTATAAGATTCACCAGAGGACTTCACTGATAAGTCAACATTTAAATAAACAGGATCAATAAAAGAGATTTCACTATTTAATAACTTATAATTTTCAATTTCTAATTGAATTTTTTCTTTTAATGAGGGTGGTAAATAGTTAGATCGAGTAACTACAGATTTTTCTTTTCGTAATTTAGGTACAATACTTAAATATATATTATTTGAGTCAGCACTATCTGCATAATAGTATTGATTAAACAATGCATTTGTATCGCTAGTAAAATCAGTTAACCCTAATTCATCATTTATATATTTTAAATAGTCATTTGTGTAGTCACTATTGTTAAGTACAGTACAATCATATATAAAATTTTTATAATTACGTTCAATAAAACTCTTATAATCAGCTTTTGTAGTTAATCTATATTCTGAACTAAAGAATCTTGGGGCATTTTGCTTAATTTCTGTTACAGTCTCTGATTCTCCAAATTCTGTACTATCTTCAGTATTAGTTATAGTGACGTTTGGAGAATCTTCAATCGATATATAACTAAGAGAAGTATCTTTAACATCTGCAAATATTTCATCGTATTGTGTAGTGTTGTAAATATTTACTGCACTACTGTTTAATGTATTTTTTGTTACTTTGCCTTTAGTACCAGATGATTTTAAATAATATATAGCTATTGAATCTCCTAAGTTTAATTTCTTACCATTAACATTATTTCCAAATTTAATTTCATATTTTTTATTTTCATTATATGTAACTTCGAAACCCCTGTCATTTGGTTTTGATAAAAATAGGCTAGGTGTTCTATTCCATTCATACCATTTATTTTTCTCATTTACTTCCTTAACAAAAACAAAAATATTAAAGTGATCTATTAGTATATTATTACCAGGGTTTAAATTTATTGTTTCGTATTTTTCACCTATAGGAAACAATATCGGATATTCTTCTATAGTACCTTCGTACATTAGTGTATTGCCTACAGGTGTTACAGTTTCAACAGCGGTCGTTGTTTTTTCAAACGTAATATCTTGTATGCAAGTAAATGTTTGACCGCCACCGGTTGAAAAAGTAAATTTCGGTATAGTATAATATCCTCTACTTAATGCTGCTTTTCCGGAAGCATTAACTGGTAATATACAAGTTTGGGCTCCTAGTGGCTTATATCCTATTAATTTTACTATTCGATTTACATTTTCATATAATTCAGCATCAGCAAAATTACTCTCCGAACTTGTCTGGTTTAAATAAAATAATAATGTGTGATATGTATATGCGAGTATATCTATAAGAGCAGAGACGTTACTACCTTCGAAATTCTGATCTGTAAAATTAATTGTAGTGTCAGCGTTAAGGCGATTAACGATTAAATCACGCATACTTTGAGCGTCAAACCCGGTGTATGCATTTGTTGGTAAATCAAACTCTGTTAAATCAGATCGTGTTGTAGTTGTGTATTGACTCATAATTAAATGTAATTAAATGTTCCTTCTGTTAAAATCCCGGTTGTGCTGGCTGCTTTATTATCTAATGAAGGTATAATAATAGTTATAGATATCTCATATTCATTGTCATCAGGCTTTGCAATAACATTAACTGAATCTACTGTTATACGTGGTTCATATATAGGCAGTTCTTCATATATTGTTTTACCGATCATATCTGCATTTTCTCTAGAAATATTATCAAATAAAAACCCCTCTAAATCTAAACCAAACGTAGGGTTTAGAATTTTTTGTCCTTTTTTAGTATTAAAAATATTTCTTATAGAATTAAAGATAGCGTTCTCGTCATAACTTAATCTAAAATCTACAGCGTTCTTACTAACTCCTACAGGAGTAGAAGGTATGTGACTATTAAGATCTAGATCTAATTTTAAGTCAGCATAAGAAAATCTACGATATGCATCAGCATTTTTTCTATCTTTAAGTATGTCGAGTCGTATCGGCATGTATAATTATTTAATTTATAAGTGCTTAAAACAATAAATAATT